GATAGACGAACGCTTCGTTGTTTTTGGACGGTTCTGACGTGACGGCATTGACAAAATCAAGATAAGCTTCAGTATTTACGGTCATAGATCTAGGGGTTGTAATTCAGATTCAGGGAGGACTTGTTGCATCGGAAGTTCAAAGTCAGGTGCAACACTGACATAAGGAACATCAACTGTTTGTGGAGGATGAGGAAGATAGAACTTGGAGATTGTTGCATCTGGATACATCTCCAACAACCTCTGTGCATCCTTCTCATTACCACAGTGCATCTTAGGTATACCGTTGGGATGATTAGGAATCCTCACCTCCCACATGTGTGGGGGTTCTTGGGCGACTAGTTTAGATTGAAGATCTCTCGTAGTTAAACCCATATCAGAATTTGAATCCATCGAAGGATTTCTTTGGTTTTGATTGTTCTTCATAACTATACTCTTCTTCTTGTTTGTTGTCAAGGAGATCATCCTGTGCAGATTGTTCACAGTCATACAATCTCATCTTGGCACGGTCAATACCAACAACAAAACGTTTATGAATGGTGGGATCGTTGTATCGGTTCTTCAACTGTTTCACCATAATCTGTCCAAGCGATTCGAGATCCTCAGTAGAGATAAGGGCAAACATAAGATCAGCAGTAGCAGGGAGACCAAAGGACTCAGAAGTGTCAGTAAGGTCAACGTCAGAGCTACCATAACCAGAACGAGTGGTCTGCGTGGCAGAAACGATAGGGACGTTTGCTTCAACAGCCAATCCTCTAAGCTCTTCAGCAATAGATTTGATATAGCTATAAGAATTGACATTGCTGTTTCCGCGATACCTGCTGGAAGCACAAATATTAAGGTAATCAATGAAAATAATATCAGGTCTAAATGACTTCTTAAGTGCAAGCTCATTAAGAAGTGACTTAAAGTGTCCACTGTGTGCACTCGCTGTAGGGTACTCTTTAATAATTAGTTGACCTTGTGTCTTCTGTGAGAGATTGGTAACCTTTGTTTCAAACATTTGTTTTGGAAGGTCAACAATCTCTTGGATATTCACATTCAGGAGGTTCGCGTCAATTCGTTCAGCAATTCTCTCTTCCGCCATCTCCATTGTAATGTAGAGAACGTTCCTCCCTTGGAGCAAGACGGAGCTAGCCACATGGCACATGAATAGAGATTTTCCGACCCCAGTACCAGCAAGCGCGATGTTAAGAGTTTTGTTAGGGAGCCCACCCTTCGTGATTTTGTTAAAATAGTCGAGATCGAATTCAATTCTATCCTCCTTTTTGTGATAAGACTCATATCGTAGTTCGTAATCTTCCAGATAATCGTGACCAACATGATTATCGAAACTGACTGCAAGTGCGTCAGATAGAATTGATGGGATGGCGTCAGGTGCCTTCTTAGCATCACCACCATCAGCAATCTGAATGGATTCAATCAGAGCAATATAGATCGCACGGTCGCGACACCACTTCTCGGTGGTATCAACCAACCAATCAAACTCTACAACATCATCTTCAAGGTAACTGATTACCTGGGAGATTTGTTTGAATGAATCCTCATTAATATCCTTTCTCTTCTCTACTTCAATACTGAGAATCTCCCTTGTAGGAACTTCATTGTATTCCGTAACAAAGGAAGAGATCTCATCGAAGATTACCTTATATTTAGAGTCCTCAAAATAGTCCTCTTTGAGGAAGGGAAGAACCTTCCTCAGATATTGTTCATTATGTACAAGATTCTTAAGAATCAAGAATTCAATTTTATCCATCAAGCACCGTAACTAAATTCTTCTTTTGCAATTGTATCAAGTTTTTTCATCACTTCAGGGGTGAAGTATGTCTCTGGATCTTTGAGGATGGCCTTGGCATAAACCTTCTTACCATCCATCTCATAACGACCAGCTACATTCTTCCAAAGACCACCGACCTCTCCCAACTCAAGAAGACCATAATATCGATCAAGACCACGCTCATCGTAATACAAACGCACCGTAACATCTTTGTTCTCCTTACTCAGACGCGACTTAGCAGTCTTAGCCTTGATAAGGTTTCCAACGATTTCTGTTCCATCCTTTTCTTTCTTCTTTGAGAGATAGATGATTGTACTTGCTGCATACTTGAGGCCAGAGCCTCCTCCCATTTCCTTTGTAGGTACATAAGCGCCAATGACATCGTAGGTGTGATTTGTAACGATCATAGGGATCTTTGCTTGTCCAAGTTTCAGAGTCAACATCCTGAATGCACCTTTGACAAGTTGTGACTTAGTCATGTCACGAACTTGTTTGTCATCAAGTGCATCCCTGATCTCTTTCTCTGTGGACAACATACCCAAAGAGTCTAACACAAACATGCAAGGTTTACGTTCTTCTTCAGGTTTTTTCAAGTATATATCAACAGCCTTCAGTGCTTTTGTCCTAAACTCTTCAATTGTAACAACGTTTACAACAACCAGTCGTTTTGTATCAATGCCACGGGACTCAATGAGAGACTTAGTGATGGCAGCCTCAGTATCGAAATACAAGCAATAACCATCAGGATTAGAATCAAGGAAGTTCTTAACCATCGCGAGGGAGAAAAAAGTTTTTCCAGTAGAAGACTCCCCAGCAATGGCAGTAATCTTATTCCCAGATACACCACCAAATATACTCCCTGAACAAAGTCCGTTAAAAATGTACGAACCCGTGTCCACATATGTTTCAGACTCGTCGATGTCTGCTGCGAGTTTGGTAAAGTCATCTCCGATCTCTTTTACAATGTCCTTTAAAAAATCCATTATCCAAAAAATGATTCTAGGTTTACAGTTTTCTCCACATTCCACCCAATGGCGTCAAGAATGACCTTCAGAGGTTCCAAGAAAGACTTCTCGAATTGTAGATCATAATCTACGAATCGGTCAAGTCCAAACTCAGGTGGGAACTCTGAAATGAATGACATTACGTTTTCGTGAATGGGATTTGGTTTCTTTAGATAACAGAACTTGATCTTCTCACCATTGTTAATGGCAGAATATTTGTTATCTAACTTCTTCTCTTTGATGTAGTGATTGAAAAGAAGAGCACCACGGGAATGAATAGGAGTTCCCTTTGAATAGATTGTGGAATGTGCTTTGTACTTATCAACGTTAGAAACAGACCTTGGGAAAGAAATATCTTCGATAGGAAGTTTCTTAAAGTCCTTTCTACACTTATCAATGTAATCAATCACCTCATCTTCTGTTCCACTCATCATCAGTTTGAGTGCATCTTTAATCATACTTCTACATGGTGCCGGTGTAGAAGACTTGACTGCCTCAATACCCATGATCTTCAGTTTAGGGTCTTCATATCGAACACCCTCACTATCCCATACGTTGAGAATGTATCGCTTCTTCGCAGTCCAGATACCACGGTCAGCAATATTCTCACGTTTCATTTGCATTTTTTGATCGTAGGCATTGACATACGTCGCCAGGTTCTTGTAAGACGTATCAATGAAAGGTTCCAACTTCTCCTGACATACTTTATCGATGATAGAAACAATCTTGCTCGTATCGCTAACTTTATCACCAAGAAATTTAGTAACAACAGGTCCAAAGTTAAGATAGATCGAATCAGTGTCTGATGCGATGACATAGTCTACATCTTCGGTAGAGAGTAGATTATTTAGGTATCCATTCATACGATTTTCAATCCAACGAATAGATGTCTGACCAGACATGGTAATAGCTTCTGCATTTGCAAGTTTGAAATACCTGAAATATGCATTACCAATTGCACCATAGGCAGAGTTCAGACAGATCTTTCTCACCATCTGAAAGTTGTTGAACTTGGCAATGTCCTTTACGGTCTGATCCCTAAGTCTCCTGAGTTGAGAGTCAGATAGTTTACTGTAGTCACTATCTGATACGACAATCTCCTCTTCTGGGCCTTCTCCAGCTCCTCCAATAAGATAACCCACTACTTCAAACCTCTCTTCTTCATTTCTGCTTCAATGTCTACAAGTTTCTGTTTAGACTTCAACATCTCCTTCTTGAATGCCTTACGTTCAGCATACATCTTTTCCATCAACTCAGGAAGGAAACCTTTCACATCTTTACGATACATTGCACCATTGGCACAGACCGCATAGTCACTGTACATCTCAAACTCAATCTTCTCATCCAAGATCTTTTGAATAGTGACTGATGGATGTTTCTCCTCCATAAGTGTTTCAGGAGAGATGTTGTACTGCATAATCAGGTGAGGATACAGAGAGTTCAAGTCAAAACTCACAACCCAATCATACACACCTGGTTTTGGTTCCTTCACATAGGCACCAGCAAACTTATCACTCTTGTCAGTATTTACTTTAGGAGGAACAACGATTTTTCTCTTCTTGAGATAGTTGAAGATAATGGTATCCCACAACCTCACCTGATACATCGGATCACCAAAGTTTACCTTACCATCATAGGCCATGGTAATAACCAGTTCGATCAATCGAAGTTTATCTTCCAATCTATCAACCAGTTCCACGTCAACGATGTTGTAATCAACGAACTTCTTCCAGTCCCCAGTGTAGAACTCTTTGAAAGTATCGAACTCAGAGTGGTCAAGTTTCTGTTGACCCAGTTCTACGTTTGCAATGTAATCCAGTCGATAACTCTCTTGGTTCACATAGGTGAACTTCTTATACAACTCCAGATAGTCCAGGTCAGTGATACCACCAATGTCATATACATTGAATGGACGACCATTGATGTAGAGTTCTTTCTTGGTTGCCAGTCCCCATGGAGACAGGTTCCTAAGAGCTCTTTCACCACAGACCCTATCGACCCTTCCACAGATATATGGGATGTCATACAGACGGGTGTTCCAACCAGTCACAACATCAGGATAGTCACTCATCCACCAGTCGATGAATGCAAGAAGCATGTCCCTTTCTTCAGGGTAGTAATGATAGGTGACATTCTTCTGTGTAGGAGTATATGGTTTCCTACCCCAGGTGTTCACAGTCTTGGTTGCATAGTCTTGAATAGAGATGGTCAACATCTCTTCATCACAAGAATCAGGTGAAGGGAAACCCTCCTCTGATGCAACCTCAATATCGATGGTCAAGAGACGCATCTTCTTGATATCAAACTTGATCTCGTTTTGAGGGTATTTGTCAGAGATATACTGATAGATATACCTCTCGTTTCCGTAGATCTTGAAACCATCAACATCTTCGTACTTCTTGTAGAAGTCCCTACAGTCTCTTACTGTTCCAGGTTGAATAGCCTCAACGTATTCACCCTCCAGTGTTTTGTACTCTGTAGGTCTTTTTGATTTGACATACAGAGTGGGTCGATAATTGTCATCACGATATTGAACTCTCTTACCATTCTCGTAACCACGAACAAGGAACTGATTTCCAATCATCTGGATGTTCGTATAGAAGTTCATTCTGTCAGTAGTTCCTCGTATTTCACTTTCAGTTTACCATTGGGTTCCATGATCGTCAAAATATTGTCAGAGTGAATCATGAACTCATTCTGATTTGTAAGATTGACGAACCAGGGAACCAGTTCCATTGTATCAGGATTCAGAACAAAGGGTTCAACCAGTTTACAATCTGGTTCACCCAGATCTGCTGTCACCTCTTCAATCTGAGTCAGAATCAGTCTCTGATCCTTCAGTGACAGTAGTTTCAGATTTTCTATCTTCATTTGCCTTTACTCCTTTTTCAAAAGCTTCTTTCAGTCCATCGATTGGTTCGGTCACAGTCACAACCCAGTCTGCAACCACAGGAATCATTTCATCCTTACTTAGTGGCATCCAGGGAGTAAGTTCTGGTTTGAACAATTGTTTCTTACTTCCTTCATGAGTTGATTCTTGTCCAACCAACTTGACACGACAA